TATTCTCTTTCGTATTTAATATTAAGATTATCCAATAAATCATTTATTTTTAATTGAATCCCTGAATCAAAACGTTTGGCACTTCTAGAATTTTTTAATATTGCCAACCTCGCCTTTTCTCTTTGTTCCTCAGTGAATTCTCTATTTGCACTAACAGATTTCTCACCAATATAATATTTACTTCTATATTCCCAATAACATTGTTGGCAACAAAAATTATGATTGTCACCATATTCATTTTCTTTACGATAATTATATGGTGTTACATCTATTGGCATATTACAATTTGTACATGTGGTTTTAACTCTATTATAAAACTGACTCTGCTCTCCATGTAGAATTTTATTAGGCTTGTCTTTCCAATAACATTCTAAACTACAATATAAATGCTTGGTTTTTTCATATACTTTTGGAAAATTTTCAATTTCTTTACCACAACATTCACAATTCGATTTAATTAAAGTTTTTTTATTACCTATTTTTAAATTATGAAACAATTTTATTATATCGTCAATGTTTCGATTTAACATTTGTGCTAAATCATTCATATAAATAGACTGTTCGTAAATAAAAAAATATAATGCAATTTTGATTTCATCTTCAGAAAATCCATCTATTTGAGGTATCCCTTTGTGTCGCTTTATCCAATCACATACATTACAACGAGCAACATCGCCATTTTTATACACTCGTTTATATGCTATGTGCATTTTAGGCACATCATGATTGCAAGTTTTACAATGTAAAACACCTTCATAATTTTCAAATTCTTCTTTTGTCATAATAACATCTCCTGTATAGCTTTTACCTGGTTTTTTGTCTCATATAAAAATAAAAATCCAAAGCCTCTTGTAAAGTCTTGGATTCTTCAAAAAACCAATATTCAATTGAATCTTCAATAACACATTCTCTTCTAAATCCAAGAGAATATAAATATTTTGATAAACGTTTATTTTTAATTCTTATTTTTTCCATTTTAATACATCCCCATGCATTAATTTTAAAACAATATTACATTCTTTCCTCGGTATTGCCTATCACTAGGGTTCTACCGATATAGTTGTCTACCAGGATATATATAACATATCCCCATACATTACTGTATGTTTGGGCTTAAATAAACCCAGATTATTCACAACATCAATAATCTCACCTTTTTCAAGTTCCTTATAAGCCTGACTCATTGAAACAAGTGATTCAGTAGCTTCGTCAATACTTCCAAATTCAGATACATTAAATAAGATATTTGCATCTTGTGCAGACCGTTTTGCATCTTCAAGGCTTTCACCAAGACGCATGAAATCAGCAGTACTTGCTTGAATTTGTTGAGCAGTAGTACCAATAGAATCCGCCAATCCAAAGCTTTCTTTTTGGAACTCTTTTAATGTTTGAATACTTTCTTCACTTACCTTATTCATTTCAGTGAGAGCAGTATCGTATTCCTTGATAGTTTCAAAACCTTGTCTAATAACCTGGATAGCATCTTGAATACTTACATATGTAGCAAAATAAGCAGCGACATCTTTAAACTTCTTCTGAATTTTAGTTCCTAATGAATCGCCGGTTTTACCAGTGGCTTTCATTTGAGAATTTAGACTAACAAAAGATGTAATAAACCTCCTTTATAATTTAGTTATTAATCCGTTGCCCATTGTCTTCCAATATTTATTAAGTCGTTTTCTCCAATTGTTTCTATATGTGTACGAAGTAAAATCATCTAAAGTTTTATCCGCTTGATAAAAATAGGAATTATACCAATTTCCAACGCTAGATTTTTCTGGAAGACCAATAATACCTCTTTCCCATTGTAAATAACCAACTATGTATTCAAAAGGGTCTATACCAGAATATTTATCTCTTTGCCTATATAAACTTGTATGTTTAATTTCATATTTATCTGGATTTATATATGAAACAAAATCCAACGTTATAACACCATTGCGAGTAGTAATTTTTGTCTTCATATAATCCAATGAATGAAGCATTGTATACCATGATTCATTCCTGCTAAAACCATTTCCATTAAACCAATCCACAACAGATTTTTCTCTAAGCTCTTTGTTAACCAATTCACCAACCTTTTGTGCTTTTCGTACTGTTTGTGCAGTTAGATTTTCTGTATATTTAGCAATTGCATTTTCATCTATTTTTAAACCACGAGTATAAGTAGCCATATTTTCCTCCAATCAAAAAAGACGCTAATTACAAGCGTCTTTGTCTATAATTCTATATAAAACTCTTTCATATCATTTAATCTTAAACAACCTAATTGCCCACCATTTTTAGGATACCCAGCACCGCAGTCTATATCAATTATTGTACCATTCTTATTTTTCCATATTGAACTATTTATATTTTGATTATTCCATCTTCGCATTTCTATTGTCGGTATGTGTCCATGAATACATATAATATCTTTTATGGCAAGATTATAATAATCTTTATATATAGAACAATCAGGGAACATCCTATTTGTGAGTTCTTCCTTAAAATAATCTGGACTTACTGCCTGAGTATGATTAAGATAAAATTTTGTGCCATTTACTGTGATTAGTTTGCACTCTGGCATATCTTCAATCCATTTAATAATTTCGTTTTGTTCTGTTTCAGATATACATTCTCTTATTTCAGTAAGACTATGATAAAATGCTGGTGCATTATGAATGTATGTATCATAAAGAATAAGTTCATGATTTCCTAAAAGAGTTAATACATTATCTTGATCCATAATCCATTTAATACATTCGATTGACTTAGATCCTCTATCTATAACATCTCCAAGAATATATAATTCATCATCATAATCAAAACCAATTTTATCCATCATTTTCATTAGAGCATCAAATTGACCATGAATGTCACTAATGACATATGTATATCTAGCCATAGTTTTACTCCTTTACTTATAAAATTTAGTTTCTGTTTTTGAGTCATTATCACATACTAAATAATAACACTCATAATTATTCAACACAATCAACTCGCTAATCTCATGAATAAGAAGAGCCGTTTCTCCATCAACAACAGTAGCCCTTTCTTCTTGACTAACAATTCTAAATCTACCAGAACAATCTCTTTCCAACGAATCAAAATAATCAAACAAATCTAATCCGTTTTCATTTTTAATATAATCAACCATATTACGATATAAACCACGTTCTATCCACAACCAACCACCATCAACTCTAAATTTATAAGAATCACATTTTGGTATAATGGAAACAACTTCAATATGTTCTTTTTCTTGCTTGTTAATTGAACGTTCTAAACTAGCAATAGCATCTTCAAGTTCTATATTATTTTTATCTAACATATCAAAAAATCCTTGAATTGCATTGTTATCAACTTTTATTTTTCCATTTGCCTCTGGCATATTATTCATCTCAAGCACCTACCCCTCTAAACTAAATCCGAAAAATTCTTTTATTTCTAATCTTAATATCTTAAACAATCTTACACCAATCTGGAAAGAAGCAGAGTAGATTGATTTTTCTCCACTTTCATACCGTTGATATTGTCTTACCGTAATACCAACTTCATTTGCAACTTGTTGTTGCGTCATTCCTAAATACTCTCTCTGTTTTTTTATTATATTGCCCATTTTAAACAAGTTTTCTTCTTTAACCGGCACCATGATACACGACCTTTCCGACACGACATGCGGTTCGTGTCCTATGTGTCATTATAATATCACGATATTAATCATTTGTCAACAGTAATAATCAACCTCTAGGCTTTGACACCTAGAGGTCGCAATAGTAATATTTATTTAATTTTTTTCAACATCTTATCTAAAGCAGTCATAATTTTATTCATCTTTTTCTCATCACTAAGCACATCAGCAAGTTTATCCATTCCAAACCCTGCATATACTCCTAATTTCTGAGAGGCAACGTCTATAAAATTATTTATGTATGCTTCTGTACTTGTATTTTTCATATGCCACGTATCCAAAAGTAGTCCATTAACAGAAGTAAGTTCACTAAGTTCTCTTTCTCCAATTGTTTCAAGAATAACATTCATAATATTATTCTCAACTAGCAAATCATACATTTCATATGATTTTACAACACCTTTTTCATCCTTCTCAGGAACTATATATGTATATAATGAAATGATTGCAGAGAAGAAATTCAATTTATTTGTAAGCATATCAATGTGTGGAATATCATCTTCAACAACACTTTTTTTCAACATTAAATCTAAAATCATTTTCTTTTCAAGGATAGGACAGTAAGTACGTTTGATAATTCCTTGAACTTTTTTTTCTTTTAAATCTGCACTTTTTATTTCATTATATTTTTTGACAAAATCAGTTACTATAATCTTTTTTGTTTCACTCATTTTTATTCTCCTTTATTTCCTAATGCAATATAAAAACCCTTTGCTTCTTGCTCTGTAATTTCCTGCAAATTATTTTTATGATATTTCTCCATCATTTCTAGGAGTAGATATCCGTATTTATTGTCTCTTTTGCTTATTAAACTAATATAATCCCACTTATCCATTATCTACTCCTTTATGAATATTTTAACTATATGCCTTTTTCAAAGTATCATGAACACAATCAATACATATTTCTCCACCGGTATATTCATCAATATACAATTCGTCTGAATTTACTTCTTCTCCACATCTATCACAATAGTATTCATATGAATCGTCTCTATGCGGACAGAACATCATACACGGTAGTCCGCAATCGACACAATTATTCACTTTCTTTCTCATATCCTTTTACTCCTTTAATCTAAAAATCCAGTTATATCCATCATCTGTTTCCATATAAAAACTATTAGACAATGGCTCATATTTAATTCTGCTAATTTGAGGATTAACTTTTGTATCAGAAACATATATGTATTCATGTTTTTCTAGCTTCCAATTTCTAGACCTTAGATAATTATCTATTTCCCAAGAATACACATAAATCACTCCTTGTATTATTCTGTAATTATTTTCTCAATGAAATCTTTTACTCCATAATAAAAGAGAGTACGTTTCTTCGTACTCTCAATCTTTATAGCTCCATTTTGAATTAAATCTATTGCATTGAAACTTTTCTTTGATGATTTTTTCATCATTTTATCAAAATTTTCAATACTTATAAAATATGTAATTTCTGTATCTTTATCCTCTAATCTGAAATTCAAAATTAATCCAGAAACAACTCCTTCATACCTTGAATATTCTCTAAGATTTTCTATCTGATGATAATGTATTAACCCTTTATCTTCTTTAGTAATTTCAACAGAAAAACTTTTTCCCCTTGTTGTTTTAAGTTCACAACAAAAGAGTGTGCCTTTATAAAACATAAAAGCATCAAATGGTGGTTTTAAGCTAAACCTTGCTGTCTGCTGGAACGATTGAGGAGGATCTGGAATTCTAAAATACATTACATCTTCCGGTACACTCTTTTTCCACTGTGCTTCAAAAACTTTTCCTACATTTGACATATCAATTTATCCTTTTTCTCCATAACGATTTTCTTCCTTAACTCATTACACGTCTCGAATCCTTTTGAATGAAACAATCCGTCTACATACTTAACTACTTCATTAAAATTTACTTTACGTCCATCAAACCACTCTGTTCCAGATATACGAGCAAAGTGATAATGATTATGACACGTTGATTCTATACTCTGAATATAAGTGCTAGGAGAGCAGTACAGAGTAGTTATTTTTTCACCATAACCATTACTGCCTGATAAAGACATCAATCTCTGAACAATATTAGTTGTCTTACCTATTTTTACATTTCCATTTGAACTTAACATTACATAAATATATAATTGATCATCTTCAAGTATTGGTATTTGTTTTAGTAGTTTTATATTCTCCTTTGTGTAGATAGTGGGAGAGTATGTAGAAGAGTAAGAAGTTCTTTCTTTTCCCTTTTGCTCCATATTTGGTTTTCCTTTTTTATCTTTATAAATCTGATAAGTTGGCTTTTTCTACTTGAACAATTCCATCTTCATTAAAATATTTTCCAATCATTTCATCTGCGGTGGTATCGTTATATAAGTTAACCATATCTGCTGAATCCCAACCTATAATTTCTTGAATAACAGATGAAGGAATATTATTTTGGCTTAACTGAGTAGTAAACATATGTCTTAAGCTATGCCAATAAAAATCTTTTTCTAAGAATTTGGAAAAACTATCTGTCCAACTATCCATAGTACTAATATTTATCTGTTTATCATTATCCCATTCATTTCCAACTTTTAAAGGGAATAACCATTCGCTTGTAATTCCAAGTTTTTCTCTTTCTTCTAGCCATAATTTTAAATATGGATCAAACTGATTCTTTAAAACATACAAATGTAAAAGCTTACCTTTAGACCCTCTGCCTTTTGTTACAACTTTCTCAGGTGTCTTATATAATGAACCGAACATTACATTCTCATCTGTAAAGTAAGACACCTTAAAACGTGGAAGTTCTGCTTTTCTTCGTCCTGAACTATATGCAAGTGCAAGAACGCATGCTTTCATATATTGCTTATTTTCTACTAAATAATCTAATAATTTTTGAATTTCTTCTGGCTCAAAAACAGTTTTCTCACGAACTGCTTCATTAACCGGATTCTCTATCTTTTTAATTACAGAACGGTATCCTTCATATTCTTCTTCCTCGTCTAAAATATTTTCAATGAAATTTGAAAGAGAAGATATAACCGACTTTACTCGTCTAGTTCTTTTAGGACTCCATTGCCATTCGTTGATTGCATGATTCTGAAACTTTGCAAATTCTCTCTTTGTGATTTTTATAAATTCTTTATTATTATTACATTGCAAATTCCATACCCAGAATATATTTAAATCTTGTTCATATTGGTATATAGTAGTTTTAGCTCTATCTATTGATTTTAAGTAATCAAGAAATTCATTCATAAGATATGAGTTTTCTTCATTTACTTGAGTTAGTAATTCTGGTGTAGTTATATTGTTATATATTGTTTTTCTAGCCATCTATTCACACTCCCTCATTTTCTTTTTTAATATAAAAATAGAGTAGGATAGTACCCTACTCTGTATCATCTATAATCTCGTATGTAATCATTACCGGCACCACAATCAAATCTAATCCAGTATTCCTTATACATTCATTACAAATATCTTCTGCAATGCGTTTATTTCTAAATTTTGTAGCTTTAATAATATTATCAATTAAACAATAATTTGCATCTCTGAGAGACATAATGTAATTTGTTGGCTGTGATAAATCTGCGATTACATAACGGTATAATTCTTTTTCCTTATATCTTGTCATTTATTTTAACTCCCTATTTTTCCACAGTACAAACAATGGCTGACTATCTTGACGTGAAAATAGCATAACTAATTTATCTTCTTTTGTTTCTATATCTGTAGTTGTGTACATGTCGATAGGGTATACATCATGCTTTATATATAATTTTTGCTGTTTTGGGTCTACAATTCTAACAACATCTTTTAACAAATATTTTTCCCCACTAATTTTACTAATTTCGTATTCCATATCCTTTTTCTCCTTATAAAATAAAAAAAGGGGAGTATGCCAGTGACACACTCCCCTATATAAATTCACTGACCTTATTTCTTTTTATAATTTTTTGTATTATTTGCATTCTTAGTAATTTCCTTCACAGACTCAATATTTTTTTCTTCAACAACAACTGCCACATTAACAGTAGCTTCTTCGTGTATTTTTTTGATTTCTTCAATCTGTAATCTTGTACTTTCTGCAAAAGCATCTATTTTAGAAAGGTCAAGCTTGGAAATTAAGTTATATGCAGTTTCCGCATCAATAATCTTATCTCTATACTGTGTACATACTTCATAAATATCATGACAATTTTGACTATCAAAAATATGATACCAAGATGGTTTGCCAGAATCTTCTCCACAGGTAGGACAGTAATGATACGGGGTTTTACAAATAATACATTCTCTATTATTTCTTTTTCCCATATTTCCTCCAAAATATAGGACAGACAATTAAGCCTGTCCTATGTTATTATTGAAAAGTAAAAATTACTCTTCGTCATCACCGCACATAACGATGGTATACAATTCCTTATCAGCAGAGCAGTAAGAAATCTGCATATCACCCTTCAGTTTGATTTAACAATGACTTGTAAGATGAGTGTTGAATTAGAAAGATATCATTTTATTGATTTTATTTCAAGTCAGTCAACCATGCACAAGATTGCAAAATTTGATTTAGATACTTCTTATATTAAATATGTTGACAAAAGAATTATTGAAATTATGAAAGAAAAGGTTGAAGAGTATAACAAGTTGTCTAATGCACTTATTCCTCAAGATTTAGAATCTACCATAAAACATAATGATATGTTAAAAGAAAAGTATCTTGAAATTCTTTACTCTAATCCATGTGGTTTTAGATTGACATCAAGAATGACAACAAATTATCAGCAGTTAAAAACAATATACTCACAGAGAAAAACACATAGATTGCCAGAGTGGAGAGCATTCTGTGATTGGATTGAAACGTTACCTTATGCAAAAGAGTTTATTCTAGAAAACAAGGAGGCAAAATAAAAACATGATTTTATTGGTAGGCAAGTCGTGCAGTGGCAAGGACACAATTAGAAAAGAATTAAACAAATTGGGTTACAAATCAATCGTAACTTATACAACAAGACCACCACGCAACGGTGAAATAGATGGCGTTGATTATCATTTTGTTGATGCATCTAGATTTAGAGCAATGGATTTGATGGGATGCTTCGTTGAAACAACATCTTACAACGTTGCATCAGGAGAGACTTGGTATTACGGAAGTGCAGTAGATGATTTAAAAGAAGATTCTGTTATGATTGTTAATCCAGAAGGATTGAGATTAATCAAAAAATTAAAGTCATTAAAACCTATTGCATTTTATCTTGTAGCTGATGAAGACACAATTTGGGAGAGATTAAAACAGCGTGGAGATAATGATGAAGAAGCACGTAGAAGATTGAGAGCAGACGCATCGGATTTTGTTGGAATTATTAATGATGTTGATTTCTGTTTAAGAAACGATTTGGGTCTTAAACCTGACGTAATGGCAAAATTTATTCACGATATTTATTTAGAACTGAAAGGAAGATAAACATGAATATTTTTAAAATCTATTTGGGCGGCGGTATGAGTAATTTATCAATGGCAGAACAGAACGTTTGGAGAGTTGATATCAAAGATTATCTTGAAGAATATGAATGTGATTACAATGTTAAGTGTATTAATCCAGTAGATTATTACACATATGACAGCACTACATATGATAGTGACTTGGAAGTAATGCAATTTGATTTGCATAAGGTTAAACATTCTGATTTAGTCATTATTAATTTTAATGACATGCACAGCTTAGGATCAATGGCTGAATTGGCTATTGCTTACGATAGAGGTATTCCGGTAATCGGATTAAATGAGAGTGAACAACAGCTTCATCCGTGGGAATATTGCATGTGCTCTAAGATTTTCAACAACAAGGATGACATGTTGAATTATATAAAAAATTATTACTTGGATTAAAAAGGAGATGAAATCATGAAAATTAGACTTAACACAATTGAAAAAGTAAAGAAGTTTATTTCGGTTGTAACATTTTTTGATGGAGATTTAGTAATTGAATCAGGGAAGTATGTTGTTGATGGAAAATCTATCATGGGAATCTTAAGCCTCGATTTAAATAAAGATCTTGTTTTAAAAGTTTTCGAAAATGTAGATGGTGAAACAGAAAAGTTAATTAACAAATTAAATGAATTAGAACTTGTAGCATAGTTGATTGGAGTGACAGATTTGAAGGTTATAAAAAAAGATGGTACATTAGAACGATATGATGAACAAAAGATAATAAACGCATGTAGTTTAGCAGCACAAAGAGCACTTTTTGACTTATCAGAAGTTGACTATAACGAAATTTGTAAAAATGTATTTGAGAAGATAAATGAATTTGATTATTACGATGAGGATTTTGATGATGAACTTGTTCCAGTAGAAGATATGCATTCTATTGTAGAAAACGCATTAATGGAACTTTTTCCCTCTGTAGGAGAGAGATATGTTCAATATAGGAATTACAAGCAAGACTTTGTAAAAATGCTTGATACTGTTTATACAAAGGAGCAAGAGCAAAGATATATTGGTGATGTAAGTAACGCTAATACTGATAGTACTATGGTTAGTACTCAGAGAAGTTTATCATATGGATTACTTAGCAAAGAATTATACAAGCATTTCTTTTTAACTAAGGAAGAACTTCAAGCAAGTAATGATGGATATATTTATATTCATGACATGAAAGATAGACGTGATGCTATTAACTGTTGCTTATTTAATATGAGCAATGTATTATCCGGCGGTTTTGAAATGGGAAATATTTGGTATAACGAGCCAAATACTCTTGATACTGCATTTGATGTTATTGGAGATATTACGTTTGGAGCTTCCGCACAACAATATGGTGGTTTCACAATTCCAAGAGTAGATACCATTTTATCTCCTTATGCAGAGAAATCTTATCAGAAATATCTTAATGAATATTTTGCTATCACAGATGAATTTATTAATGATTTATCTCAAAATCATTTAATTGATAAAGCAGATGAATATGCAACAGAAAAAGTTCGCAGAGAGTTTGAGCAGGGATTCCAAGGCTGGGAATATAAGTTTAACACAGTAGGTTCTTCTCGTGGTGATTATCCTTTTATTGCAATTTCATTTGGTATCGGAACTTCAAAGTGGGAAACAATGGCTTCTGAAATGGCATTAAAGGTTCGTATGAAAGGTCAGGGTAAGAAAGGGTTTAAACGTCCTGTATTATTCCCCAAGTTGACTTTTTTATATGATGAAAATCTTCATGGAGAAGGAAAAGAATTAGAGTGGCTGTTTAATGTTGCTATTGAATGTAGTAGTAAATCAATGTATCCTGACTTCCTTTCTCTTACCGGTAAGGGCTATATTCCTAGCATGTATAAGAAGTATGGTAAAGTAGTTAGCTTAATGGGATGTAGGGCAAGTTTATCACCTTGGTATGAAAGAGGCGGTATGCATCCAGCAGACGAAAATGATGTGCCGGTATTTGAAGGTCGATTCAATCTTGGTGCAATTTCTCTTCACTTGCCTATGATTCTTGCGAAATCAAGACAAGAAAGCAAGAATTTCTATGATGTATTAATGTATTATTTAGAGTTAATTAGAAATCTTCATAAACGTACATATGCGTTTTTAGGTGAAAAGAAAGCAAGTACTAATCCGTTAGGATTTACTCAGGGTGGTTTTTTAGGTGGAACATTAAAACCTGATGAAAAGATCAAGTCTATTTTACCTGCAATGACAATGAGCTTTGGAATTACAGCATTGAATGAATTGCAAAGATTATATAATGAAAAATCAATTGCAGAAGATGGACAGTTCGCATTAGAGGTTATGAATTTCATTAATGATTATGTAAATCGTATTAAGGAAGAAGATAATATTCTTTATGCAATTTACGGTACTCCAGCAGAAAGTTTGTGTGGACTTCAAGTAGAGCAGTTTCGTAAAAAATATGGAATTATTGAAAATGTTTCTGATAAAGCATACGTTTCAAATTCATTCCATTGTCATGTATCAGAGGATATTACACCGATTGAAAAACAAGATTTAGAAGATAGATTTTGGGATTTATTCAATGGCGGAAAAATTCAGTATTGCAGATATCCAATTGATTATAACATAACAGCCATTAAGACTTTAATTCGTAGAGCAATGGAAAAAGGGTTTTACGAAGGTGTTAATCTTTCATTAGCTTATTGTGAAGATTGTGGATATCAGCAGTTAGAAATGGATACTTGTCCTAAATGTGGAAGTTCTATGATTACAAAGATTGATCGTATGAATGGATACCTTGGTTATTCTAGAGTTCATGGTAAGAGTAGATATAATGCGTCTAAAATGGACGAGATTGCAGATAGAAAAAGCATGTAACAAAGGAGTAGATATATGAATTATCACAATATATTACATGATGATATGAGAAATGGAGATGGGTTACGTGTAACCCTCTTCGTTTCCGGCTGCGACCACCATTGTTACAACTGTCAAAATCCTCAGACATGGGATTGCAATAGTGGTATTGAATTTGATTTAGCAGCGAAAGAAGAAATATTTGAACAATTAAATAATGAGTACATTAGTGGAATAACTTTTACTGGTGGTGATCCATTACATGAAAATAATTTAAATGATGTTTTAGATTTAATTTATGAAATAAATAAGAGATATCCAAATAAAACTATATGGTTATACACAGGTTATACAATTGATATTTTTGAAGAATACAACTCAGACCATGCAGAAATCAGAGTTTATCCATTAAGTGAAAATTTTAATTTTAATGTTAAAAGAGCAAATATAATTATGAGATGTAATGTAGTCGTAGATGGGAAATACGAAGAAGATAAAAGAGACGTTTCGTTACACTGGAGAGGTTCATCAAATCAACGTTTGATTGATATAAAGAAATCACTTAATGAAGGAGAGATAGTTCTATGGGATACGTTTTAAAAGCGACCAAAGATGAATTATATAACAAAGGTTTTCATTACAATAAGATGTATAGTTTAGAACCAGCATTAAAAGAACAAATAATGAATTGTCATGCATTTCCTAGATTTCGCTGCGGAGTTTATATTAAAACTCCGGAGAAGAGGAAACGTGTCGCAGATGAGTTGAGAAAGCTCTTAGAGATAGACATAAGAGTTGAAAAATTTATTAACAGTTCAGACAGAACGGAAGTGTATTTTGAAAATGAAAGTTCATTAAGAGTTATCTGTGCCAATGATAACGCAAGAGGTCAAAGACATAATGGTGTTATTGTTGATGGTAAAATATCGTGTGAAATTCTCAGATGCATTATTCTGCCAAGTATTATACCAAGAGTAATTATAGAACCTACTTTTGAACCATACCCATATGTTCGTGAAACATGGGCAGAGATGCAATCAAGAATATTATATTGCGACATTGGATAAAAACTGAGTTTGATTGACAATCCGGAGAAAGGAGAAACATTTGAAAAGTAGTATTTTTATACCTAAAACAATTAACGTGGGTTATCAGAATCGTTCTGATACATATACAGGAAAGTTAGCCTACGTTATTTACTATGATGAAAAGGGTAAATTGAGAAAAGAAGCATCTTGGAATAGTTGGCGAGATGAAAAAATTCCAAATGAAGAATTTGAAAATGTTCCAACATCAGGCTTTGTTCTTAATAGAAGAGCAGGTGGTGTAGAAGAATCATGGGGATGGAATGCAAGAAAGACATATTGTAGAATTTATGATCCAAGAAACTTTGAGTTTGAGATTACAATTGAGAACTTATTATATATTCTTGAAAATGCGAATTCTATCAAAGGTAAGGGCTTAGAAGGAGAATTTGTATATGGATGGGATGGTAAGGATTTAGTTCTTATGCCGGTAGAGTCTCCTGATTACAAACAAATTAGTGAATACAATGATATTTTGCATAACAAAGAAACGGTTAAAGCAAAAGATTTAAAGATTGGTGCAACATATTTAACCAAAGATAATCAAGAGAGAATTTATATTGGTAAGTTTGAATGCTATGGTTACGGTGGAAATAGCGAAGGGAAGCAATTTTGGTTTGCTTACAAATACTATGATTATGATTGGGTAAATGGTCAAAAAGTATATAGAAAAGATTATAAGTGGGCATTCGCAGTACATAAGAGTATTTCTGGTAAGTTTATTAAATGTATTGATGAGAACTGTACAAGTGAGTATGCAACAATCTTTGATAAATTAGAGCATGATGAATGCTATTGTCCTTATGATAAGAGTAAAGATGAATACATTGATTATTCATTTGAAGAGTTTGAAGGGTTTATTGCAGATGGTAAAAGAAACTTCTTATCAAACAAGAATACAGTAAATGGTGCATTTCTTTATGATGTATTAAAGGAAAGTGATGGTTTGTACTCAGTAAAAATGAATTACAGATGGAATCCGGTTGGTTCACCTGAACATACAGATTACATAAATAGATTTAGATTTGATGTTAAAGAAGTTAAAACATATTATTGGTCTAGCACTAGGAATGAATATAATTTTATTCCTACAACCCTCGAAGAGATTTATCAGAGATTAAAACCTTGTTATAGGATTGAATACTTAAAGAATGGTAACGAGAAAAGGAGAGTTAGTTATTATGGCAACGAAGAATGATGAAAGAGTATTACAGTTAAAGAAAATTATTGACGAGAAGAAAGCAGAGTTAAAGACAGTAAAGAAATTTACCCCTATTACAAATTGTGTTCTTGACTTAGATAATCAGAGATATAATTTGAATGTTTTACAGCCAAGTGATTTGAAGTTGTTGCTTGTAAAGTTGAACATGTATTTGATGTCTGCAAATGACTTAGACATTGCATTAGAACTTTCTGGATATAATGTCACGGAATGGATGACAGACATTAAGAGTAAGATTGAGATTTTTGAACATAAGACTAAAGAAGCAGAACTGAAGATATTAGAAGCAAAGTTAGACAAGATGTTGTCCGATGAGAAGAAGACGGAACTTGAGCTTGACGAGATTGCTGCATTACTCAAGTAGCAATCAAGGTTTTATTTGATCGTCCGGTTGAGATAACATACCACGGCTGTGATTGGCGGTCGGATTCGTTGGTCGTACATAGTACGGGACGTTAAAGAAATGTGCTCTTAATAGGTGAGTAGCGATACACTACAAAAAGTTCTATGCATTATGCAGGTCGCAACGCCGTGAGTAAATACCAACGTAGACTGAGATGGGAAACACTAAACCCCTTGCTCTCCGATAGACAAGCTGAAAAGACCACGATGTAACGAGTAACACACAATGCAATACCAATAAGACTAAAGTGTACGGGATTAGCGGTTGTAAATATCGCCATGCGTAAAGGTAATGGGTGAGGCTGAGAGCGAAGTCAATCATGTATCATAAATAGAAGTTTGATTTGATTTAGATAGGAGAAAATGATGTTGAGACTTAAAGATATTAAAAAGCAATTAGATGCATTACAGAGAGATGTAAACGTAGTACTGAAAAATAATGAAATTATATTAAAACGAAACCCTTATGAAGACTGTTATAAAACAACAGTGAACATCCTAGAAGATCAAGAAAAATTTTATGAAAACATAGTTAATATTTTATGCAACAAGTACGAACATGGATTATTCATTATGAGCAATGGTGAGGGAATGCCAACAGTTATCAAAGATGGCAAAGTTATTACTGGTAATAAGGTTTCATCCTTTAGTGTAGATTGGTCACATGGAGAAGCAATTACATTAAGTGTTGACTACATGGAATAAAAGTGCCGTTTGATTGAGGATAAAGATGGTAATAAGAGTAGAAACAATTGAATTAACCGGATTTAAATCCAGTGAAGTAATGGAAGAGTTCAAAAATGATGTGATGAAGAAAATTGATGAAGGATGGGTGTTATTAACTCAGTCCTTTCATTCACGAAAAGATGAGTTTCGTGTGAAGTATGAGATGGAGAGAAGATATCCATTGGAGGTAAATGAGAAGTGATTTATATAAATGACCATTGGGAGCAGATACATGATTTTCAAGATATCTCAAAAATTATTCGAGAGTATTATAGTTATGACCTTGCAAACGAGTTGGACAAATTAATATCAGAGAATAATGATGAAAAATATTTTGAATTGGAATGCGAATTAGATACTGCTTATGGCGAAATAGCAGTATTGGAAGATGAAGTTTATAGCTTAGAGAATAACATTGAAGATTTGAGAGCTGAACTTAAAAATTTAAATAATAAAAATGCAGTTTGATGGAGGAAAATGATATGGCAAAAGGATTTGGGGTTAGCCCAATTACTAATACAATTTTTTATGGTACACAAGATCCGGTGAAGCATATGTGGACTGGTAAGAAAGAAGATGTAACAGACGGTGCAATTGGAGCAGTATATGAATGGTTTATGGGAAATATGGATGGCAAAGAAGAATATTCCATTACATATCCAAGCACTGAATTTGAATTGGTAATGAGAAGAAAGAAATAAAATATCGGTTTGGTCTAGGAGAGTAAGATGGAAAAAATAGAAAATCAAATGATGACAATGCCTTACCATGTTACATTCGATGACCCAGGTGCATTTGGATATGATTTAGATGGTAAGAAGTTAATCTTAGATACTATTTGTGTATACGGATTAAAAGATACCTTTATTCAAGCCAGGGTTCAGTTTGATATTAAACAAGTAGGAGAACATTTAACACTTTATCCAAGACAGATGTT